AAATAGTGGATCAAGCAGACGGCTCAGGTATAATGAATATGGATATAGAGGAGAAAGAGATAACCTCCTTTGTACAATCGGGGCTAGACTATGTACTCACACAGATGCAGGTTCATGATGAAATAGTGCAGTTTGAAGCTAACACCTTTGCTAAGCATACACGGACAGTGGAGTTGACTGATGAAGAACTTAACATCCTGTTTCACTTTGGGGTTATAGGGGCGATCAGGAGGGGTATGCGTGAGCAGAACAAAGAAGAAGAAGAAGACGGGGGGTAAGTCTGTAAGTAGGTCTTGCGGTAACAACAAGGGATGCCCTGTGTGTGAAGGTAACAGACTTCATAAGCACAAGAAGCATTCCCCCATCAAAGAGATACATGCTATACATTAAAGTGTAAGCCATACTGCACAATGTATACAATGAGGAACATATTATGGAATTAGCATTACTACGAACACTCATGGATAAAGACTTCCATGATAACCACAAGGGTATCCGTTGTCCTAACAACATCTTCAGTAAGGATGGACGTAAGGTTAAGGCTACCATTGATAACGCCCTACTCACCTACGGCAGATCCGTTACACCAGTTGAGGTAGAAGCACTATTCTTCTCTAAGAACCCTACCATTACCACAGCACAGAAGACTTCCTTCCAAGCTCTCTTTGATCAGATTGAACGAGAGGTAGTGATGGGTGCTGATGTAGCAAGTGATGTACTGTCTGATATGTTTAGGCAGTTAGTAGGAGAGGAGGTGGCTAACCTAGGCTTCGAGTATGTCAACGGGGATCATACGTCCCTTGAACCTCTACGTGCTATCCTTGATAACTACAATGAAGACTTCACACCTAACATGGCAGTTGAGTGGGCAAACATTGAGATGGAGTACTTGATAGAGAAGAGTGACCTAGAGGCTCAATGGACATTCAATCTACCTACCTTGGCACGTAAGGTGGAGGGTGTTAATGGAGGTCACCTTATCATGATTGGAGCTAGACCTGAGACAGGTAAGACTTCAAGCCATGCTTCCTTTATTGCTGGGCCTAATGGTTTTGCTGAGCAGGGTGCTAAGTGCATCATCTTATGTAACGAGGAGATTGTTACACGAGTAGCCTCACGATACTTGAATGCCTCTACGGGTATGACCTTGAAACAGATTCATGATAACCCTTCAGCAGCTAGGGCTAAGTACCAACGTATCAAAGGAAACATTAACTTTCTTGATGCAACAGGTAAGGATATGGCTTGGGTTGAGTCAGTAGTTAAGTCCTATAAACCTGACATTGTTGTGATAGATATGGGTGATAAGTTTGCCCGTAACAATGGAGCGGCACGAGAAGACATGATGCTTAAGGCTAATGCTATCTATGCAAGGGATATTGCTAAGCAGTACGAGTGTGCTATGTTCTACATGTCACAACTAAGTGCAGAGGCAGAGGGTAAGGTAATCCTTAATCAATCTATGATGGAAGGATCTAAGACAGGTAAGGCATCAGAGGCAGACCTTATGCTACTGATTGCAAAGAACCCTGCCATTGGTGAAGACGACACCATTGAAGATCCAATGCGTCATATCAACATAACTAAGAATAAACTATCAGGGTGGCATGGTAAGGTTACATGTATGCTAGATGGAAGGATTGCAAGGTATGGAGTATGAACAAATTTTCAAAGAACAATTGAAGTTATTCATTGAGGACATAGAGTTATATGAAGCACATCCTGAGTGTGAGGACACAAAGATATGTTCTAAGTGTGTTAACATCCTACCCCTAAGTGCCTTCTCCACTGCTAGTGGTGGTAGTTACCTAAGGCCAGAGTGTAAGGTGTGTGCCTCCGACTTAGCCAAGGTACGTAAAGGGCTTAAGGATTTGCATGGACAGCCTCCCGAAGGATACGAGTGTCCCGTTTGCTTATGTGATGAAGCACAGGCAGAGGGTAAGGGGGGTAGTGCAGGTAGATGGGTGTTAGATCATTGTCACAAGACGGATGATTTCAGAGGTTGGCTTTGTCATAGTTGCAACAGAGCACTGGGCTGCTTCAATGATGATGTTCCACGAATGCAGAGAGCAATTAAATATATTAGGGGGCAGTTATGATTACTGTATTGGATGTAGAGAACACCACTACCAAGAGGGATGGTAAGCAACACTTCGATCCTTTCGAGGCAGAGAATGAGTTGGTAATGATTGGTATGCTGGCAGAGGACGAGGAGACTGTAGTAACCTTCACTCACTCTGACAAACCACCAACAGTAGATGGTTGGTGGATTACGCAGGATATCCTAGACTCTACCACCCTGCTCGTGTGTCACAATGCAGCGTATGACTTAACGTGGATATGGGAATGTGGGTTCGTGTATGACGGAAAGATATATGACACCATGTTAGGGGAGTACATACTCAATAAAGGTATTACCTCTCCACTTAACTTAGCCTTTGTATCAGCACAGTATGAACTGGAGGAGCAGAAGCTGGATACTATGTCAGACTACTGGAAGTCTGGTACATCTACGAAGGATATTCCCTTTGACGAGTTAGACGAGTACCTACGGTATGACCTACGCTCTACACTGGGTGTCTATAAGAAACAGATGGCTAGGTTTGCCAACAGTGAGAACAAAAGTATGCAGTCAGTACTAGATCTTACTATGGATACCTGCTACGAGTTAGCTTTGATCTACTCAAGAGGTATCAAGGTAGACTTAGCAGAGTTAAACAAAGTAAAGACTGAGTATGTAGAGGAGAAGGCTAAGCTTAGTGAAGAACTGATGGAGTTTGTAGAGGAGCTAATGGGTGCTACACCAATCAACATTAACTCCCCTGAACAACTATCATCCTTGATCTTCTCTCGTAAGCCTATTGATAAGAAGATGTGGGCAGTAAACATTAACCCGTTTATGTCCGATCCTCAATTCAAGAAGGCTATGAATACACAGACACGGGCAGTGTTCAAGACTAAGGCAGTTCAGTGTAAGCCTTGTGAAGGTACGGGTATGGTGCAGAAGTATACTGTTAAGAACAAGCCGTACAAGAACAAGAACATATGCCAAGACTGTAACAAGCTAGGGTATAAGCTTATCAATACTAAGGAGTTAGCTGGGCTTAAGTTCACACCTCCTAAGGCTACATGGGCTAGTGCTAGTGGCTTCAGTACAGGTAAGGGTATCCTTGAAACACTTGAGGCAAGAGCACGTAGTAAGGGCATGATCCGTGAGGGAGACTTCCTTGCTAAGCTACGTAGGTTGAACGCTGTAGAGTCTTACTTGTCCTCATTTGTGGGTGGCATTGAGAAGTTCACTAAGGCAGATGGTATGTTGCATGTGAAGTTAACACAGCACATCACCTCAACAGCTAGACTATCAGGGCGTGATCCCAACATGCAGAACATGCCTAGAGGTAGCACCTTCCCTGTTAAGCGAGTGTTCATATCTCGTTGGGATGGCGGTAAGATAATGGAGGCAGACTTTGGGCAGCTAGAGTTCCGAGTAGCAGCCTACTTATCACAAGATAAACTAGCAATAAAGGAGGTACTAGAAGGGTTTGATGTGCATCAGTACACAGCAGATATCATAGTGGCAGCAGGCCAGCCTATAGCACGACAGGCAGCGAAGGAACATACCTTTGCTCCATTGTACGGTGCGTCTGGTTATGGTCGAACACCACCTGAGGCAGAGTATTACAGTCACTTCATGGAGAAGTATAGGGGTATCGCAGCATGGCATAGAAAGTTAGCAACAGAGGCTCTATCCGAGCGTAAGATTACCACACCTTCGGGGCGGCAGTTCAGCTTCCCAGATGTGGCAAGGCGTAGGGATGGTACTGTTACCAACTTTACTAAGATTAAGAACTACCCTGTGCAATCCTTCGCCACCGCAGACATTGTACCTGTAGCAATGCTGATGATGGAAAAGGTTATGCGAGGTAAGAACCTGAGGAGTTGCATTGTTAATACAGTTCATGATAGTATGGTATCAGATGTACACCCTGACGAGCAGCAAGCTATGATTGACGTTGTAGTGGAGGTGGAGAGTAAATTAGTAAGCACAGTAAATGCACTGTGGGATATTGATTTCAACTTACCTCTATCTCTTGAAGCTAAGATGGGTAATAATTGGTTAGACCAAGTAGATTGTTAA